CAAGTCTCTTTCTAATATCTTGATAATGATTCTCGTCAAATATTGTATTGATGGCTTGTTCTTCAGCAATCTCTATTGCAGGTTTATAATTTAACTGCATAAAAAGAGAAAGCTCATCATCATTCTCAGGTAACTTATCAGGATCCATAACAAATGGATTAACACCCGTCATGTTTTGAATCTGAGAAAGAAACTCCTTACCCGCCATCTGAGTCTCAATCATGTCCTGATATTTATTTCTCTTAGCTTGAGACATTGCATCCTGAGCGTAAGCCTTTATTTTAAATAACCTATCAGACATTCCATTAACTACAATGTCAACAAACTTAGGAAGAATAGGAACCGGGGTCCAATCTAAATTTAAATAAGATAAGTCACCATCTACAGCCAACTCATTCTTGTACTTAGCTATAGATTGCTCACCTCTAGCGTATAAACGAAGTCTATGAAAATCTCTCCACCTGTTATAAAATCTACATGATGTTCCGTCTTTTCTAAACCATTCATATTGAATAGCCTGACCTATTTGCAGACCGTACTGTTCTGACGCTTTCTCAGAGTCAGAAGCTAGCTGACTTGGAAAAACAGTAGAAGTTATGTCTATTGATAAATTCTTCATCTAAATATTTCACTTGTTAATCCATCGTTTCTATATCTTGCAAATGTAATACTTATTTTTGATTCTTTTTTCTCAGGCATATAGATATGTTTTTGATTAGCCATTATAGCTAGACCTGAACTTATACAGGCATCAAACTTAGTTCTGTCATTTATATCAAACTTAGCCCAATCCTCTAACGTCCTAGTAAAAGGCATTGTACCCATCTCATCAGGACTTCTATATGTACCGACCATATCCATACCTATGTACCTCTCTATGTAACTCTCAATAGCAGAAGCGTGGGCTTGACGAACATCTTCAGAAGAGTTAGGTATACCACCTAGTTCACGCTCTGTCTTTGATAATTTATTATATTGCTTGTCCGGTCTATTCAAACAGAATGCTCTATACCCCCTATTCTTAAAATGATAAAGAAGCCTTGGCTTATTATTCTCTATAAGTATTGGCATACCATAGAACACACAAGCCATAAGAACCTCTTCAAAAAATATCTCAGCTGTCTGAGGTCTTGCTATGTACTCTAAAAAAAATTCATTTACAGGAGCCTCATCCATATGAAATTTGGTCATCCCATGCAATGAGCCATTAGATCCCCTGCCACCCACTACTGCAGATATATCATAAGAGTCGCAACCAAAAGAACCAATATGCTCATTACCGGGATGCTTAATTCCGTTCCTGTCATGAACATTATTTTGTAAATGTTTTTGAGGTGTCCAACTAACTAGAAACCTTCCTCTATTATCAGGAGTAAACACAACCCTAGAATCCTTCTCACCGTTAAGCCAACTGAAAGAACCTCTAGTCAGGTAGTGCTCCTTTATCATTGAATCATTATAATCTATTTGTTGATAAATTTTAGTAAGATTAAATATAGCCTGTTTACTTTCATCCCTAAAAGCATGGGACTCAGTTCTAGGAAACTGACGATAGAACTCATTTAAAGCATCAGCATCGTTCTTTAATGAGTCAACCTCAGCTTCCCAATAATCAATAGCACCATTTGTTATATAATTTCCATCAACCCCAATAACCTCATTATTTGGTTTCCTTAATACAGGCATACCGTACCTATCAATAAAACCTTCCATGTTCCACTCCATTGGTATGAACAATGCATACAGACCGCTCTTTGTCTGACCGTTAGCATTTCTAGTATCAATCCTAGAGTCCTCGTATAGTTTTTTAAAATTATCACCACCCTTACTTAAAGCATTTGATGTAGAACCCATCATACACTTACCAATTATCTTACTACCCAATCTCAAACATGTCTTAGTAACACGCCAATTGTTCAATATATTATTTGGCTTAATCCATTTTCCACTTTCGTCATGAGCTAAGAATAATAATTTCTCACCATCATAAGAGTTATCCTCAGTATTTTTCCAATCTATCGTAGTGTCCAACCCATCTATCTCATTCTCACTAGTGTCGTACATATTCTTTTTTGTGATCTTGGCAGCGGGAACCCTGAACGCTAATTCAGTCTTTGGTTTATCCATACCATCCATAACAGGCTTAAAGAAAAATGGAAGCCTACTGTTTATTGGAACAACCTTATCAGTAAACATCTTCTTAGCATCAGCACCTGTTTTTGAAAGTATACCAACTCTTGCGTCTCTTGCAAGAGTTCCAACATTTACACATTCAGAAGAAGACATAAAAGAAAAACCTGAACGTCTTATCTTTAAATATATCATACCAAAGGACCTATTGTCTGCACGACAAGCCTCCCAAAATATCCAATATATTCTATTAGCTTCTCTGTAGTCAGGATAGCCTATATCAATACTAGCCCACTGCAAATACATATAATGAGATCCTGTTATATAAGTTGGCTTACCGTTATTCATGAACCAAAAGCCATTGTCCCTATAATCAAATTCATTCTCAATATAGTCAACCCACTTGTTCTTAAACTCAGTTGACTTTTCATTCCATTGGAATATAGACTGAATCTTTTCTAGTTCTTTAGGAGGTTCTCTTCTCTCCCAATACTGCTCTGACTTAGTTGAGCTTCTACTCCAACACTCACTAGGAGTCATTGGTAAAGCTATGTTCAATCCTGATATATTTACTATATCACCTATCTGACCTGTCTTGGATATGACCACAACATCATACTGACTATTGTAGCCATAGGTCCAAGCCTTAATAGTATTCTTCTTTGATATAACACCATCAGGTATTATACCATTAGCAGACCTGTATATTAAATTATTTTGATCTTCTTTCTGCAAATCCTTGTTTTGTGTCTACCTTATTAACCCCTTTTTCTACAGCATCCAAACTTTCTTTCTCAGCCTCTATTCTATTTAATATCTCAAACGCATCAAATATAGCCAACTTCTTGGTGGCAGCAGCATTCTTTAATCTATCAGCAGCTAACTCATTCTCAGGGTCATGATTTATAATTTCCTCTTCAGCAACTTTTATTAGCTGCTCAACAGCTCTCTGTCCTGCTGCTATTATCTTTAGTTTAATTTCTTTATTACTCATTCAATTTAATTGTTATTTGATGATCATACATCCTATACATCTTTTCTCCATCGATATTAAACTCATACTCACTCTCAGGCATAAAGCACACTGTGTCACCCTTATTTATACCCTGACTTAAAAGATACTCATTAGGATAGACCATAGTCCCCATAAGTGGCTCCTCAGAAAATGGTTTCTTTATATACGAATCTATAGCAGGTAAAGGTTTCACAAAACAGTATCTATCATAAGCAAACCATTTCTCATCCTTCTTATACAAGAAGAATTGATCAGTCTCTATAAAAAATATATCATCCCTAAAAAAACTCTTACCGCTTTTCTGCCTACCCTTCATGTCGTTATAAAACTTGAAAGCATTATGGTGAACAAGTAAAGTGTCACCCGGCTCTATTGGACCTGTGTAACCTAATGGAGTTTCTACGACTTTAGCGTACCTATTAGAGAACTTATGGTCCTCTTCTGAGGTACTAACTATTAAATCTATCCCGCCAATCTTTCTTGTGTTGTCGTATCTTTTTCCATCCATAGGTGTTGCTATGAAATAGAATGGAGATTTCATTTAAAAACTTATATTATATTCAATTGAAGTTGGTATAGTTGAATTAAATTCTTTCCAAAGACAAACCTCTTGCTTGTCATTTATTATATAAACCTTTATAGAAAGTTTGTTTGGATCAAGTTTAATAAGGTGTATCTCATTAGATTCATTAAGAACCTTCTGCCCCACAACGTAGTGCATTGCTCCACCCTTATAATCAGGACCTATTGAAACTTTTCTAATATCCACTATGACACTTTATTTATTGTTGCAATTACAGATGGAGTGGCAGGGTAATTTACGCCCATAGCATCTGCAACTAAATCAATAGCATCTGCCTGCGTCCACATAATTTCAACATATTGACCTGCCGTAAGAGGAACAAAAAAGTTCCAAGCCGCTACAACTTTATCTCCATTTGAACGCATTGTAATGCCTGTATTTGAATTTGAAATGTCAATTTCATTTACTCTAAACCATATATCTATTTGAGCGGGAGATCCACCTCCACCTTTTACTAGCTGTGCAGAAAAAGCAAGATTATATACACCTGTCTGAGTACAAGTAATTCTTGTTGGTCTTCCAAATATATTGTTAGCTATGCTAAATCCATTTGTTGCAGAAGTGTCAGTTGTATTAAGTTCAATTGCTTTTACCTGACCTAAAGCGTTAGTCTGAGTTGTAGTGTCGTAAAATGAACCATAAACATTTGTAGGAATAACACTCTCAACATCTACCCACAATGGAGACAAACCCGGTCCTTGACTAGAAAGCACCTGTCCTAAAGTTCCTTGAACATCATTACCATCTACAATGGTTCCATTGTTATTAAATGTAATACCTGCTGTATATATTGAATAATTACCTAAATCAACATCAGTTGTTGCACCTATATACGGAACGTAATCTGTAGCCAATGTAGATAAATCAACCCATATAGGAGAAAGAGCAGGACCCTGACTTGAAAGTATTTGACCTGATGAACCCGGAGAACCATTACCATCATAAAAAGAACCACCGTTCATATATAGGTTATACGCATATATACCAAATGTACCAAGATTTAAATCTTGAGTTGCACCTGTGTACGGAACATAACCTGCTGATTCTGCTAATGAAAGTATATCAGATATTGTAAAATTCTTTGTCTGTAGACTATCATTAGTGTCTGTTCCAATAACATAATCACCAAGTGACGGAGCAGAAGGGAACGGGTAGGTACTTATCTTTGCCATATTATACTAATGTTAATAAATATAAAGTCTTGTTAATTAAAGCAAGCATCTCATCCATGATGTTTTGAATCTCAGATGGATAGTTATTTCTCTCAGAGTCAATAGTCTGTTGCATTT